CCGACGCTCAAGATTTACGACCTCGTAGAGCGCGCAGAAACGCCCCGTACAGCGCCGCAGGAAAAGGGCGTGGAATTTGTCACCCGCGAAGAGTTCGACCGTCTGGCGGCGCTTGTGGGCGAAATAAAGGGCAAGAAGAAGCGCAAGGAGGACGAGGACGATGACTAATCCGTTCATGGCCGCGCTGGGCGGCGGGCAGATGCCGGGGCCGGTAGGCCAGTTCCAGCGCATGATGCAGCAGTTCCAGCAGTTCAAGGCGAATTTCAATGGCGACCCCAAAGCCGAGGTCGAAAAGCTCTTGCAGAGCGGTAGGCTGAACCAGCAGCAGCTCAACCAGCTACAGCAGATGGCGAAGCAGTTTCAAAGCCTGATGCAGTAATCATCAACATAAATCAACATCGTGGCCACGATTTGATGAATAAAAATTTTTCAAAGGAGTGATACTATGTCTCTTTCTGACGGCGGCGTTCAGGCCACTATGCCTGTTGCGCCCGTAAATTCCAGCAACGGCGGCTTCGGCTGGGGCGGAGAAGGCAGCTGGTTTATTATTATCTTGTTCCTTTTCGCATTTCTTGGTTGGGGAAATGGCGGCTGGGGGAACAACGGCAACAGCGGCGGCGTGGTCGACGGCTATGTGCTGACCTCTGATTTTGCCAATGTCGAGCGCAAAATCGACAGTGTAAATCAGGGCCTTTGCGACGGATTTTACCAGCAGGCGCAGCTTGTCAACGGCACCAACATGGCGATGGCAAACGGCTTCGGACAGGCCGAGCTTTCCCGCGCTAACCAGCAGGCGGCTCTCATGCAGCAGTTGACTGCCATGCAGATGCAGGCCGCTGAGTGCTGCTGCAACACCCAGCGCAGCATTGAGGGCGTGCGCTATGACATGGCCGCTCAGGCTTGCGATACCCGGAACACGGTGCAGAACGCCACCCGGGACATTATCGACAATGCCAACAGCAACAGCCGCGCGATCCTGGACTTCCTGACCCAGAGCAAGCTGCAGGATCTCCAGAGCGAGAATCAGGGCTTGAAGCTGGCCGCATCTCAGGCGGCGCAGAACAGCTATCTGGTGTCCCAGCTGCGCCCTTCTCCCATTCCGGCCTACACGGTGCAGAACCCCTATTGCTGCAACCAGTTTGCCGGATGCGGTTGCTGACAACTGCATAGCGTAGCTTTTCCCCCATGCTGGGGAAATGATCGGCCCCGTGTCGATACTGATGACAAAGCGGCGGGGCAGTAGCCCTGCCGCTGATTTTATGAAAGGAGTTTTTTATGCCTGAATACACTGCTGTTGCCGCGCAAACTGTAGCGGCAAACCAGAACGTGCTTTTTACCGAGGCACCGATCCCCTGCACCAAGGGCCTTGTGGCGCACCGCGCAGGCTCCGGTCTGTTTAACCTCCGTGGTAACTGCTCCCAGTGCCGCGTCCGCTATAAGGTGGACTTTATCGGCAATATTGCCGTAAGCACCGGCGGGACCCCCGGCCCCATCTCCGTTGCCATTGCGGTTGACGGTGAGCCGCTCCCGTCCTCCGTTGCGACGGTGACGCCCACGGTTGCGGGGGCATTTTTCAACGTGGCGGCGTCCGAGTACGTTGACGTTACAAAGGGCTGCTGCGCGTCGCTGTCCATCCGCAACGTTAGTGGCGAGGACATTGACGTGAGCAACGCGAACCTTATCATTACCAGAGTTTGCTGAGAAAGGAGAACACAATGGGAATGAAATCTATGTATGAACTGCGGGATATGCTCTGCAAGGAACTTGACGAGCTGATCCGCAAGGGCGAGCTGGGCGCCGGGGATCTGGACATTGCCCACAAGCTGACCGATACCATCAAGAACATCGACAAGATCGATGCGATGGACGAGCGCGGCTATTCTGGCCGCTATCTGGACGATGATCTACGCGGCTACAGCCGTGGCAACTCCTATGCCCGTCGGCATTATGTCCGTGGTCATTACAGCCGCACGGACGCAACTGAGCATCTGCGCGATCAGATCAACGATATGATGCGGGAAACCGACGATGATCGCATCAAGGACGCCCTGCGCCGTGCAATGGACATGATGGAGGACTAAAGGGGGTAGGCCCCAATGATTGACGAGCGAGAAGTGGCGCTATGGATCAAGCGGTTAGAGACGGAAGAATCCAGCTGGGCAAACTATGAAAAGCTGGCGGCGCTGTATACCATCCAAAACCAGAACCGAGAGCCGGTGAGGGAAAACCGTATGGTTGAGGCGTATTCTGCAGTTCCCGCACCGGACAGCGATTTCCTCCGGGCGGTGTCTAACGTTGACCCAGCCCGTGCGTGGGAGGTCATGGACGAGCTGATGGACAGCTTGAAAGTGGTCAACGAGCGGGTTTATAATAGCGTCATGCGGAAATTGGAAAGCTAAACTTAACCCCCTCGGCAAATGCCGGGGGGTTAGTTATATTTTGACGTAGGCGTTGTGACATGAAAATAAGACTAACTTGGCGTTACAAAAAACGCACCGTCATTGTCTGCGTCGATGCGCTGGATCGTGCGTACCCAGAATTCCTTTTTTGCCTGCCGATCTAAATCAGGATATTCCTTCAATTCCCGCCGTAAGGTTTCGAGATCAAATTCTTTTATAGGCTCGGGGTTTATTGCCGCAAGCTGCTGTTTCAATTCCGTATAGTCTTTTTTATATTCTTCGATTTCAATCAAATCCGACAGATACAGGTCTTTTAGTTTTTGCATTTTCCGCTTGATTTGCTCCGCCGTTTTGGGCGGCTTTTTTTCTGCGGTTTTTGATTTGGAGTAATACTTTTTTGCGATCCCCTCAAATTCCCGCAGAAGGTAATCCTCCAGCACATCTTCCCGGATCCTGAGAATGTGCGGACAGTCGGCTGGGTCAAGTGTGTGCGTTCTGCATCGGTAGTACTTGTACACTTGTTTTACAGTCTCCGGCTGCATGTTTCTCCCACACTCCCGGCAGCGGAGAATCCCGGTAAACAAATATATCCGGTCCGCACTGGCGTTCCGCTGGCTTCGCTGTTCCAGGATTCTCCCGGCAAGGTTAAAGGTTTCTTGATCGACAAGCGCTGGCAATACGTTTTCCACACCGAACGCCTCACCTAAGTACAATCGATTCGACAACGCATCCTTGTATTTGTTGTACGAGCGTTTGATCCCCCACTCCGTTGCCATATACCGCCTTAGTGCAAGGATGCTTTGTAGCCGTATAAAGGCAGGGAACATATCTCGCGCCGCATCTGCGGTTTCTTCATCTATGGCGTAGTGCCGGTCTTTCACGCAGATACCGATGGGTGTTCTCCATGTGGTAGGCTGGCCCTTCAATCGCTTGCCTTCGTTAATGGCCTTGATTCGCTCGCTGGTGCGGTCAGCTTCGTCCTGTGCCACCGACAGCATGATATTCACCTTTAGCCGCCCGGATGCCGTGCGAGTTTCGTAATCTTCCCGCGTGGCCTGCCATGTGACGTGGCAGCGGTCTAATTCTTCCTGCACGGCGTAGTATCCGGCTACGCTGCGGAACCAACGGTCCAGCTTGACAAATAAAATCGTGTCGATCTTCCCATCCTTACAATCTGCCAATAAGCGTAGAAGTGCTGGGCGCTGTCGGTATGGCTTTCTCGCGGATATCCCGGCATCCTCGTATACACCGACCACCTCCATACCGTTATCTGTGGCATACGCCAACAAGGATTCCCGCTGATCCCCCAATGACAGGCCGTGCCGTGCTTGTTCTTCCGTCGAGACGCGGATATATAGTGCGACTCTCATGCTATCCCCTCCAAAAGCCGATTTGAATACAATTGGTATCAAGGTACAACGCATAGGTTATGAATAAAAACAATAAAACCAGCAAAGCGGCAATGATGCGGTTCCGGGTTTTCACTCCCTGCTCCATCATCGTAATGATCTGCCGTTTGCTGGACAAATGCTTTTCGAGGCCGACTTTCTCCGCCTGGAGGGTTTCTTCTGTTGCCGTATAGTGATCCCCTATACCGAAAAATTCATCTAAGGAGATGCCTAAAACAGCGCAAATTGGCCCCACAGTGTTAATAGACGGTGCTTTGGATGAGTTAGCAAAGAAGTTGTTGACTGTGGACAGGGGCACATTAGATGCGTCGGCAATGTCCTGAGCCGTCATGTTGAGGGCGGCTCTTTTTTCGCGGCATAGGTCTTGGATCGTCAAAAAAATCGGCCTCCTGTATTAAGTTTGTAAGATATGGGCAGACGCAATCTCAAATCTGGTTCGGTAGCATACTGCCCGTTGCCCACATTTGGTCATTGCGCTGCCCAACCAAGCTTTGCTATGGTTACATCACGGCAAGCCAACCCCCCCAAGGCTTGCCCTCCGGCCCTCGCCGTTTGTTGCAGAGGCGGCGGGGGCTTTCTATTTTGCCTTTGCTTTCAGTTTGTTAATTTTATTGATATAATAATCCGCTTTTTCACTATATAGATCTTTTGAGATCATATTGACCGCACGTATAGCATCATCATATTGCTGCAAGTTAATGTACAAATCCGCAAGCCTGAAAGCCCATGTGGACCCGTTAAATAGTAAACCACCATTTTCCCACAGGTTTTCCCAAAAATCAATTAACGAGCCAATGTCTCCCGTGCTTTCAAATAATCCCTCCGCTTCCCGGATGGCATAGAGCTGGGCATCTTGCGCATCTAATTCTCTTTGCAAATTTGAATAGATATCTTCAAAACAATCTTTGCGTTTCAGTTGTTTAGAAGAAGCCCTTTTCCTTTTTGTAAAATCAAATAATCCCATATAATGTCCTTTCTAATGGACACATATAATACTGCTGTTGTTTTTTGTGCAAATGCGCATTGAAACGCTGGGCCATAAATGATATGCTTGGAACACGAATCGAACAAGTGTACGAATGGAAGGAGCGCAAAACATTATGTTGTATGATATTGAAAATCAGAGTACAATAAATGTCGAGGACGGCTTTGAAATCGCCCGGGAAGAGGTGTTGTCTGCCGCCATGGCGCTCCCATACGAAGAAAAGGTGCAGCTTTTAAGATTTATTGAAGGAGGAACAGCCAATGAAAGAGGCTATGATTGCATGGTACAGAGACACCAAAATGGTTGACGCTGTGAACCGCTGCATGGACGCAATCTGTGCGTCCGGCCTTTCCGCAGATGGCGCAAAATATCTTCCGGCTTGTCTGGATCAGGCCATTCGTGCCAGTAATCAGGTTGCTGCTCAAAATACAAAATTCCGCGCTGCCCATGTAAACGTGAAAGAAACAGACGGTGGGTATGATGTTACGCCTTTTGAGTTAAGATTTGTTAAATAGCCGCCGATGGAGATTGTTTAATTACCATATGAAAAGGAGGTTCATTATGAGAAGAGAAGATTTGCAATCTATTTCCGTTTCATGCTTTGGGAACTATTACAGCGTAAAAATTGGCAACGTTGAGATTAGCAATGTCAAAGCGTATTGTTTGGAGCAAAACAGCGATGGCAGTGTGCGCTTGACGCTCAATCTTGATTGTTGCTTCGCAGATACTCAGGTGGCCTTAAATCAGCCAGCCAATTAAAGCAGATGCAATAGCCCCCGTTATCCACGAGTTTCGTTCCATACAAGCACCGAATTTACTTAACAACCCCTGCTTTGGCATTTCTTGCCCTGCAATGATCTTTTCCAAAATAGAAATGATCTCTTGCAGGGCTTCCTTATCGTCCCCACCATCCCGTTCGGCACGCTCTTTCATCTCTTGGATAGAAACAGAAACAGAATTGTTATTACCAATTACCGAGTTTGTAACGGTGCCGATATTAAAGATTGTCTGCGATTGATGAGAAGGATTTTCCCGGATAGGCGTTTTCTGATAGTACACGTTTAGAAAATTTGCGCAACCGCTATGGTATTCTGTTGAAATTCCGGAAACATATACCGTTTTTCCGTCAAGAAAAGTCAGGGCGTCGCCTTCTTTTATATCGACCGTCGGGAGAAAATTGATGGTATCTTTCCCGCGCATGTTATCGAAATTTGGCAGCCCTTTTTCAATGGATACATTTTCACCGTTTCTTTCCACTGAAAAACTTACGCCGTGGGCTTTAATAAAATCACTGACAGGCATTTTGGCCCCCCTTGGTTTATTTTGTATTTGTCATCCACTGGACTGCGGCCCAGTTTCATGTCTTATCCCTCTTGCTTTCCAAATATTCAATATAGCGTGAAATCTCAGTTAATTCCTCCGCAGAAGCGGAGCGGATAAACTGTGCGATTTTATCGTCCACACCCTCGATCTTCGGATCGGGGGTTTCTTTTATGCTCTTATCTTCCGTTTTGCCCTGGAGCCATTCAACGGATACGTGGTATTGGTCAGCTATCTGGTACAGCTTTTTATTGTACGAAATGCTGCTTCCGTTCTCCCACATAGCAACGATTGCACCATCGTTGTACCCAATCTTCTTTGCAAATTTCGTTTTTGCGCCATGCACATATTTCCCATCTGGGTCCTTTGGAATAAGGCTCAATATGCGCTCCAACACAATGTCCATAAATAAACCTCAGATTTGTCACATTTGCCAAAGTTAAAAAAATTTAGGAATCGCTATTGCAAAGTTAAATATTGTGAGGTATCATATACCTAAGCCCACCGGAAAAGGGTACACGAAAACCAGCCCCCATAAAAGCGGCTCTTGCAATGTCTTTTGGCGATTTCATTGTAATACGCTTTCCGGGCCGTGTCAAGCGTGATTTCTCACATTCATGAGGTTTCGGCGGGTATTGACTGCGGCAGAGATAAAAAACCGCCCCGAAGTCTCTGCAACAAACTTCGGGGCGGTTGGAAGCGAACTCGTTTGCTAAATGGAATACCCCTCTGCAACAGAGTACGCCATTTGGCGCGTAGTTTAACTCCCATGCTTACCATACCACATATTTCTGCCGCAGTCAATGATTTCTCACACCGAAAGGAGGGCACATGACTTGGCATTGAAGGAACTTCGAGAACGTTCCAACCTGACCCGTGCACAGGTAGCAAAGAAACTGAATGTGGACTTGTCCTGTGTGACGCATTGGGAGCTGGGCGACTGGCGACCGGCACGGAAGTACCACAAGAAGCTGGCGAGGATGTACGGCGTGACGGTGGACGAACTGTTCGAATCCAGCAGTGAGTAATAACAGGAGGAAAAAGGAATGAAAGAAATTAAGGTACGGATCACATTTACGGAACCCATTCTTGGCACAAGCCCTGCAAACCCAGACGTATATCGGGAGTTTATCGGTTCCAAATCCCCGGATGCTTTAAGCGTTGAGGACGAAGTTGCCGCGCTGGGAGCTGATGCCGTGGCGGAAAAGGCCATGACGGTGTTCCCCCGGATGGAGGACGGCACCCCGTTCCTGTATGACTACCAGATCAAGGGCTTTTTCAAGGACACCTGCGGCGGTCTCCGCAAGGTCAAGGGCACGGCCAGTGAGAAGATCAAGGCCTACAAGAAGGAAATCGATAAGCTGATCTTCCCGGAGCCTCGCGTGATCCCGCTGGAGTTTGACGGCCCCGTTGGTGAGTGCCAGCGCCCCCTGAGAGCGCAGACGGCGCAGGGCGAGCGCGTCAGCCTTGCCATGAGTGAGGAAATCCCCGCAGGCGCTACTTGCGAGTTCCGGGTGATCTGCCTCTGCGACGATCACGAGAAAGCCGTCCGGGAATGGCTGGATTATGGCCGGTTCTCAGGCATCGGTCAGTGGCGCAACAGTGGAAAAGGCCGATTTGTCTGGGATGAGATCCAGTAACGCGACGGAATGGCAGGGCCGCGAATCGTTCAGCAATGCAACGGCAAAGCGGAGAACAACATAGCAAAGGCAATGCACAGATGCGCAAGGCAATGCAATGGAATGGTTCAGAACGGTACAGAATCGCAGCGGAATGGCGTAGCACAGCAATGCTCGACGTAGCAACGGAAATGCAGTGATTTGCTATGCAAAGGCAACGCACAGAGGAGCAACTCACCGCAAAGCCAAGGAAGAGAACCGCAGAGAACCGTAGAGAAACGCAAAGAAAAGCGTAGGAAATGCTTAGATGAGAATGGCGAGGGAATAGCGAAGTTACGTATCGCTAAGAGCAGCAAAGGAATGGAATAGATAAGCTCGGCAGTGCGGCGTCACAGATCTGCCATGGATAGCAGAGGAAATGTTTAATAACAGGAGGATAAAAAGGTGAAGCACATGAATGAGAACTGGGCAATTTGCCATGACAACGGTATCGTGGGACAGCGCGGCGCAAGCGATGGTTTCACTTCCGAGGCGCAGGCCGTAAAATTTGCGGCAGAGATGGCGTCGCATGGCGTTACCATCTACGAAATCTGGCGTGTGGAATAAAAAATGCCCCGTCCGGTGTTGCAGACCGGGCAGGGCGGCGGAACAAATCTTAGGCTCAGATATGTATCCTGTGGCTATTTTAGCACAGGGGAAAGGAAAAGGCAATGGCGAAGAAACGGAAAATCGAATACCGGATAATCTGGGTATCTCCGCCTGACCCGGTGAAGATTATGACGGAGTTCGGCAAGATCTGGTCGAGGGAGCACGGCCTTGAGTTTGATGGTGTTTACACCAAAGAGGGGGATATCAAGCAATGAGCTGGAACCTGTTTTTTATGATCCTGGGCGTGGCGTATGCGGCCACTTGGGTATTCAAAATCGTTGACCTGATTGAAGGAGGGAATCCGCATGAGAAAGCATGAACGGCGCACCAGAGAGCAGCGGAAGGCGGACGCCTCCGCATGGATTGGCTTTATGAGTTTTCTGGCCCTGCTGCTGATCACCATTGCGTATATGGTGGTGAGCGCGCGATGAACAGAAAGAACCGGCATGAGCGCCATCCGCTGGATCTCTGCCCGGTGTGCGGGATGGACAGCGGTGAGCGGGTGCAGTCCACGGACGCACCGTTTAAGCACTATGTACGGTGTTCCACCTGCGGGGCTATCACAGCGGGTTACGCCCAGCAATCCAACGCCACGAAGGCGTGGAAGAGAGGGGATGCGTGGAAATGAAGATCTATCCGGTGTGCGCGAGATGTTCCATCGTCATGAACCCCAATGCGTTTGACGATGTGGCTCCGGGGTTTTTGATCAACGGCGAGTGCTACTGCCCGGAGTGCGCGAAGGATTGGCTGAAGGATGAGGTTGACAGCGATCCGGAAGCCGTGGCACGGGCCATGGGGATCGCAATTATCGACATCCCGGAGGGCTGATATGAACCAGTGTGAGCGGATCTTGAAGTATCTGGATGAACACGGCAGTATCACACGGGCCGAGGCCATGAGCGAGTGCGGCATCGCCAATTTCACGGCGCGGGTCTCTGACTTGCGGCGGGACGGCGTGGCGCTGGACGTGGAGACGGTCACGCAGAAGAACCGCTACGGCGAGACCGTGCGGTTTGCGAGATATAGGAGGAAAGAATGAACCTTTACGAAATTGACGCGGCCATTACGGCCCTGGTAGACCCGGAGACCGGCGAGGTCAGCGACTTTGACGCTTTCGACCAACTGAGCATGGCGCGGGATCAGAAGATCGAGAACATCGCGCTATATTACAAGAATCTGGTGGCGGATGCCGCTGCCTACAAGGCTGAGAAGCTTGCCTTTGCCGAACGGCAGAAGGCGGCGGAGAACAAGGCCCAGCGCCTCAAGGACTATCTGGCGTATGCCTTGCAGGGACAGAAATTCGAATCCCCCCGCTGCGCGGTGAACTTCCGCAAGACTACCAGCGTGAATGTGGCTGACCCTGACACTGTTTTGGAATGGCTGCAGGACCACGCACATGAGGACTGCATCCAGTATGCAGAGCCGACCATCAGCAAGGCGGAGCTTGCCAAGATCCTGAAAACAGAAGCCGTCCCCGGCGCGGAGCTGGTGGATGGTTATAGCGTGGGGGTGAAGTGATGAATATCTTTGAAAGCATTACCGCAATCATGCAGGAGATCCCGGCGATTGGGAAGGAAAAGAAGAACCAGCAGCAGGGCTTCAAGTATCGCGGCATCGACGATGTGATGAACGCTTTGCAGCCGATCCTCTCCAAGTACAAGGTATTCGTTGTGCCGGAGGTGATTGATCAGTCACGGGAGGACCGTGTGACCAACAAGGGCGGTACGATTCTGTATTCCATGCTGAAAATCAAATACACGTTCTACGCAGAGGATGGCACCAACGTTTCGGCGGTGGTGATCGGCGAGGGCATGGACAGCGGAGACAAGGCCAGCAACAAGGCGATGGCAATTGCCATGAAGTATGCGTTTTTCCAGGTATTCTGCATCCCCACTGAGGAAATGAAGGACCCGGACGCGGAAACGCCGGAGCCGAGCAGACCGAAGGAACCGGCGATCCAAACGCGGCAGAAGCCGGGGTACAGACTTCCCCCGCAGGGCGATGCCACCGTTATCTGTGAGCGCTGCGGCGGTCAGGTGATGGATTACTTTGACGGCAGAGCAATGGTGAAGGCGGCACGTCTGGCGGCGAGAGCGAAGGAACTGTACGGCCATGCGCTGTGCGAGAAGTGCGTAGCCGAGGCCAAGGAGGCCGACGATGCAGCGGGTTAACGCCGCATCGTTCCGCTGGACGATGGATGCCGCCGGAGATTGGCTGTGCATCCAGACCAACAAGGCGCGGCAGGTGCTTGGCAGCCTGAAAGAGGGCAAAGTCTATGACGTGGAGATCAAGGAACACCGGGAGAAGCGGAGCCTCGATTCCAACGCCTACGCATGGCTGTTGATTGACCGGCTGGCTGAAAAGCTGCGGATTCCCAAAACGGAAATCTACCGACGGTATATCCGAGAAATCGGCGGGAACAACGAAACGGTGTGCGTGACAGAGGAAGCAGCGGACAAGCTGCAGAGCGGTTGGGAGCATAACGGGCTTGGCTGGCAGACAGATACCATGCCAAGCAAGCTCCCCGGCTGCGTCAGGGTGGTTTTGTACTACGGTTCCAGCACCTACGATACCGCGCAAATGTCACGGTTGATCGACCTGATCGTACAGGATTGCAGGGAGCAAGGTATTGAGACCCTACCTCCGGAGAAGCTGGCGGGGATGATGGAGGAATGGGGATGCACAAAATGACAAAGGCCACGTCCATCCCACAATCCGTGAAAGTTGTGGTATGGGCGCGGGACAATCACCAGTGCGTGATCTGCGGGTCTCCCGCAGGCGCTCCGGTGGCCCATGTGGTACGGCGTTCGCAGGGCGGCAGAGGGATCGAGCAGAACATTGCAACCCTCTGCCCCCGCTGCCACCGCCTGTTTGACGAGGGACCATTACGAGACCGCGAGCGCATCTATGTGCGGTTGGTGGCGTACATGAAAGCATTTTACCCGGATTGGAACCGGGAGGACATGATTTACAGAAAGGGAGCTATTTCATGCTGAACAGAATTATTGTGATGGGTAGGATGACCAGAGACCCTGAATTGCGGAGAACCAACAGCGGCACGGCGGTTGCATCTTTCTCTCTGGCTGTTGACCGGGATTCCAAGTCCCAGTCCGGCGAAAAGAAAACGGACTTCATCGACATCGTGGCCTGGCGTAATACAGCCGAATTTGTGAGTAAGTATTTCTCTAAGGGCCGCATGGCCGTTGTGGAGGGACGCTTGCAGCTCCGTGACTGGACGGACAAGGAGGGCAACAAGCGCCGCACCGCCGAGATTGTGGCCGACAGCGTGTACTTCGGCGATTCCAAGCGGGACGGCGGGGACACGGCGCAGAGCGAACCGCAGGGCGGTTTCAGCGAGATCGAGGATGATGGGGATCTTCCCTTCTGAGGTGACGTATGGGGAAGTGCTACGTTAAGGCTTATTACGATTGGATCGAGCAGACGGCAGCGCTGGAAGACGCTGAGCGCGGACGCTTGTTTGTAGCGATTCTGGAATACGCCCGGTCTGGTACTTTCCCGGAATTGTCCGGACGGGAAGCGGTGCTGTTTCCCGTTTTCCGGGCAATCATCGACCGGGACAACCAGAAAGCGGAAGTAAATTCTAAAAACGGTTCGCTTGGTGGGCGTGGTAATAAAGCGAATGAAAGCGAACAAAAGCGAAATGAAGCGACCGAAAGCGAACAAAAGGCTACTAAAGACATAAGACAAAAGACAGAAGACAAAAGACAAAAGACAGAGGACAAGAGTGTTATACGCGCGAAGCGCTTCACTCCCCCCACGCTCGCAGAGGTTCAGTCCTATGTGGCTGAACGCCATTCGCCGGTAGACCCGCAGGGGTTTATCGATTATTACGCCTCAAAGGGCTGGATGGTTGGCAAGGCCCCCATGAAAGACTGGAAAGCGGCTTGCCGAAATGCGGAGAACTGGGAGCGGTGGCAGCGGAAGGGCACGACCAAATGCGAGGACGCTTGGGGGTATGTGTGATGATGCGGATCGTGGTTGATATTTACGGCGAGGACACGCAGGGCACCAAGGAGGCGGTAGCCATGCTGCTGGAGCCTCTGGGCCGCGTCCGGGTGGTCAGCATCATTACCGATGGCAAGGAGGAGAAGCGGTGAGCGTGTGTTTGGATGATCTGAACAGCTTGCCGGAGCGCTACCGGAAGCAAATACAGCAGCAGATGCAGGACCAGCAGATCAATCGGACGGCAAGGGTTATGGCTCAGTTCGTGGCGAAGGGGAAAGCGGAGACGGGCAAACGCAAGCACCACAACAACCCAACCGCCCGGACCATGCCTAACGGAACGGAGCACACCTTCGACAGCCGCAAGGAGGCGGTGCGGTATGACGAGCTGGCACTGCTCAGTAAGGCCGGGGCTATCCGAGACATGCGGATCCAACCCCAATTCACGCTAAAAGAAAGCTACATAACGGCAAACGGCGACCGAAGCCACGCCGTGACGTATCGGGCGGATTTCTCTTACGAGGAGCGGGGGAAAGACGGCGAATGGCATCTGATTGTGGAGGACGTGAAAGGCCCTTCCACGAAAAAAGACAAGACCTACCGCATGAAGGTGAAGCTGATGCAGGATATGAAGCACATCACCGTGCGGGAGGTATGAAAGGAAAGCTGGCTGAATGAAGAAATATGAGGAGGCAGAATGATGGATGCGGTGAAGTTTGTAAAAACGTTGGGCAGAATGTGCGACGCTGAGTGTATTAAATGCGAGTTTCGGAAAAGACTTAGCGGGTTTGAAACCTGCGCAGTCTGGAGAAAAACCCACCCGGAGGAGGCCGTTGCCATTGCGGAGCAGTGGGCTGCTGAGCACCCCATCAAAACCAGGCAGAGCGAGTTCTTGAAGCTGTTTCCGAACGCACAAACTGATTCGGGATGCCTTAATGCTTGCCCAATGGATGTATTCGGCAATACGGGCATCGACTGCAACAAGCGAACTTGCTTTGAGTGCAAAAAGGAGTTCTGGCTTTCGGAGGTGGAGGACGTATGAAACTATTGATCGGCGGAAGTCCCTGCACACATTGGAGCATCGCACAGACGAAGAACCGCGAGACAGAGGCCAGCGGCATCGGCTGGGAGCTATTTCTAAACTACCGTATCGCCCGCGACAAGTACAAGCCGGATTTTTTTCTCTACGAAAACAACAAGTCCATGTCGCCCGCTATCCGGGCGCAGATCACGGCGGAGCTGGGCGTGGAACCCGTGCTTATCAATTCCGCGCTGGTATCGGCGCAGAACCGCCAGCGCTTATATTGGGTAGGCAAGCGCGAGCCGGACGGTACATACAGCCAAGTGGCAGTGGAGCAGCCGGAGGACAGAGGTGTGTGCCTGTTAGATGTGCTGACGGCTGATGATCTCGCACCATATAACGGAGGTGAGTTCAAGAAGCTAAAAGCCGGACTGCACGCAAAATTCGCGTCGACGTGGCAGGTCGGGAAAACAGGGGACAGTGGCGGGCAGGCCGTCAGGGTTTATGACATTCTCGGCAAGTCTGTCACGCTTAAATCTCTCGCTGGTGCGGGAGGGGCACAGACGGGGCTTTACAAGATTGGAGATGCCATCTTTTCCCTCAATGCAAAAGGGTGCGAAAAACTACAGACAGTACCGGCGGGGTATACATCGTGCGTTGCATCGAACATCGGAGTTACACTGCTGGGCAACGGCTGGACAGTGGATGTGATCGCGCACATCATGGGCCACTTTACCGGGCTGACGGAGGAACCGGTGGAAGTGCTTTCCATGTACGACGGCATGAGCTGCGGGCATATCGCGCTGGACAAGCTGGGCGCGGCGATCACCGCCTACTATGCAACCGAGATCGACAAGTACGCCATCCAAACCACACAGCACAATTACCCGGAGACGGTGCAGTTGGGGGATGCGTTTCAGGTGCGGAACGATGATTGGAGGGTCAAGGAATGAACGAAAGAAATGTGAAGGACATGAGAGATCAAAACCTCGTAAATGCGCTGCGTGAGCACGCAGATTGGGCGCGGGCAAATGAGTGGGAAACGCCGATCACGCTGAGCGATGATCTGGCAGAGGCCGCTGACCGGATCGAAGCACAGGCAAAAGAGATTGACGCACTGCGGAACGAACTGTGCCTGAAATGCGGAAGCTACACGCTGGCCCATGAGGGAGCCTGTGACGGGTGCAAATGGAGGGAAATGTGATGGACTGCACTATTCTGCAAGGCGACGCGATGGAGATGCTGCGGACGCTGCCGCCAGAAAGCGTACATACCTGCGTGACCTCCCCGCCCTACTATAATTTGCGAGATTACGGAGTGGAGGGGCAGATCGGAAAAGAGGCCAGCGTGGAGGAATACCTGCAATCGCTGGTTTCCGTTTTCCGTGAGGTCCGGCGGGTTCTGCGGGCAGACGGAACCCTGTGGGTGAACATGGGCGACAGTTACGCCACCAGATCCGGGAGCAAACCGCCGACGAACACCCGTAATTCCTGCAGCCACACGGCAAAGCATACGCCGCGGGGCTACAAATACAAAGACCTGATCGGCGTTCCCTGGCAGCTGGCTTTTGCCCTCCGGGCAGACGGGTGGTATTTGCGGCAAGACATCATTTGGCAGAAGCCGAACTGTATGCCGGAGAGCGTAAATGACCGATGCACGAAGTCACATGAGTACATCTTCCTGTTGTCAAAGTCAGAGCGCTATTATTTCGACGCGGCGGCGATCAGCGAGCCGGTCACATCGGCCAAGGGAAACGCAAGGACGTTTCGCGGCGGCGGAGCCTATACCGGCGGTCGATCTCACGACAACAGCGCACAGGTGGAGCGTGAGAGCCACGGGAACAGTGAAAACAAGGCGGGGCGTAGGAACAAGCGGAGCGTCTGGAGCGTAAGCACAAACGGATTTCGCGGCGCGCACTTCGCTGTGTTCCCGGAAAAGCTGATCGAGCCGTGTATTTTAGCGGGTTGCCCATTGGGCGGCGTTGTACTTGACCCATTTGCGGGCAGCGGCACAACAGGCGTGGTGGCCAAACGCATGGGGCGCGGTTTTGTGGGATGTGAGATCAATCCCTCGTATGTAGAAATGGCCGCCAGAAGAATAGAGGAGGTGGAGTGATGAAAAATGTTAATTGCCTGCGTTGCCACTTTAGGCATGAGGACAACGGAAACTGTACTGCGGTCGGCGGGTTCTGCACGGCGGTCCAAGCGGCGCACTGCCCGCTGCTGCGTCAGTATTTAGACACGGGCATGACGCCAGAAGCGTTTCAATCTTTTGTGGTGTTTTTTCAGGATTTAATTGGAAACCAAAAAGCCAGTGATGCACTGGACAACTTCCGCCAGCTGGTCAAGGCCGACAAGGAAGGTCGGCTGGTGGTGCTGCCGTGCCAGGTTGGAACCGCGACATATTATATCCATTATCCGATTGCGGTTTACCCAGATGAAAGCGAACCGGAAATTAAGAGGGGTATCTTTACTTTGCGCGATTTGGATCGTGTTGGGAACTCCGTTTTCCTCACCCGCGAGGAGGCGGAGAAAGCATTGGAGGGGATGAAGGATGAATGACCTAAAACAATGCCCGTTCTGCGGCGGTAAAGTTAGCCTTGTTCTGTGCGATGACGAAGGGAATCTGCATGATGAGGCATATAGAGAACATCCCTATAGTGGGCTTGGCTTTATGCTTCACCACGCTTACGAGGAAAACCCGGAATGCCCGATTGCAAGCTATGAGTGCGATGGCGGGATTTTGGGCGGTGTGCATATTTACGACACGGAAGAACAAGCCGCTGAAGCATGGAACAGGAGGGCCGGGGATGAACGTGTGTGAATTCTGCCATGAGGACAGGGACGGATACGTTACGCACTTGGACCGTGAGGGAATCGGGAGTGCGCACATAATGCAGTCTCACCCCATTAACGGCGGCTGGAAGCTATGTGTCAGCTCCGGCAAGCAGGTGCGCATGACGGTTAAGATCAAGTTCTGCCCGATTTGCGGGCGCAGATTGGAGGGCTGAAGATGGCTGAATACATTGGACGGGACGCGGCGATTGAGGCCGCAAAGCACGCGTGGGCAAAAGGGCTTGAGCCGTCGCAGTATATTGAGGCCCTGCCCGCCGCTGACGTGGCCCCGGTGGTGCATGGGCGGTGGATCTGCGAGTGGGACACCGATTTGGGGATCACAACCGTTATATGCTCCCGGTGCAAAGATGCGCGGGAAGTCAGGGGGTGCTATGTCTCAACTGGCGGAGAGGGTATGTACGATGAAGATGCCTACTGCCCCAACTGCGGGGCCAAGATGGACGGAGGTGAAGAATAATGGCAAAGTATTTCAGAATTGCAGAGATTGATGCCACTACTTTTGAGCGCATGACTGGTTCCGAGCTTGATTGCCAGCAAGTGGTACTGCTTGCGGATGATGGAAATGTGTATGTTGCTGTCGATGAAGATGAGCAAGATTACATTGATGTCGACCTTGAAATGTTTGACACGGATGGCGGTGCTGACCATGAGGCTGTTTGACGCTGACAAGCTTGACTGGTGGTATAAAGGCCGTAATATTCGGCGCGTAATTGATGACGCCCCCACCGTGGATGCCGTGATCGTGACGCGGTGCAAGGACTGTAAGCATTTGTGCGTGTGGAACCGAAAAGATATATACGCATTTTGCCCCAAAACAAACATCGTGTTTTTGCCATTTGATAAGGACACAAGGACATTCTTTTGCAGCCTTGGTGAGAGAAAGGACGGCGGGGATGGCTAAACAATCCGCTTATTTGCAGCGGTGGGACGCGCAGTTGGATGCGGTCTTTTGGGCCGGTGCTGCGATGGCAGCGCAGTTTGCCGTGGATACTTTGCAGATGACCATGCATCAGCAGGAAGGCTGGGGTTATGATCGCATCATGCGCGTCACGCATGAGTGGATGGAGACCCAGCGGGAATACAGACCTGCCTTAAACTGCAAGGACCCAGAGGCAGACGTCCGGCAAGTGCACATGGACCGAGTGCTGGCGCAGATTATCAACGGGAAGGCGGAGCTGATCCCCTTCCCGGACAGATACAAGGATCTGAAAAAGGTCCGTTATGGGAGGTAACTATGCAGAAGGAAGATATATCGCTCCTGCGCATCTATGCGAAGAATGATATGAATTGCGTGAAAACCGCAAAGGAGATGGACATCCACCACAACAGTGTGATCTATCGGTTGGGAAAAATCAAGACGGAAACCGGGCTGGATGCGCGGAAGTTCTGGGACTTGGTGAAGCTGCTGGAAATGGAGGAATCATGAAACTTGGACAGGTGGTTCGGGCCAGATTCAAGTCCATACCGTCGCAGATGGAACGGCAGCACCCGACGTATGAGCAGCTGTATCCGTTCCGGCGCGGAGAGGTAATTTACATCCACCCGAAGGGCCGGTTTGTCAGTGTGCGGACGGAAACGGCGGGTGGCCCCGTGGTAGAGAATTTCCGGCTATGCGAGGTGATGATGTGAGTACATTCCCGGAACGGCTGCGCAAGTTAAGAGAATCTGAGCGGCCTGCTAAAAGTATGAGAGTGAAAGCGGAGTTGATTGGGATCGGGCATGATACGCTGCGGAAGTACGAAACCGGAGAGAATGAACCGGCTCTCAGCCAGTTGAAGCTGATAGCGAATCATTACCACGTCAGCTTGGATGAGCTTGCATGGGACGAGGGCGAGCGAGAGAGTAAACCTTTATAGTATCGCAAAAAAAATTGGTTTTTGCCTCCAATTCGGGGCAAGCGTAGAAAAATATGTGTCAGAATGAGGGTGCGGGGTCATATCCGTATCCTCATTCTTTCCATCCTTTCTTTCCTCCTGACCCCGGCGGATGCCGGGGATATGCAGACGTAGCTCAGTAGGCAAGAGCGTTTCGCAAATGCGCTGGTTCAAGTCCAGCCGTCTGCACCAGATGCCGGGTCGCACCCGGACAATGTGAGACCGTTGTCGTCATGGCTCACATGGAAATGAAAATGGCCGCTGAAAACTGCGCTTGCCTTGATGCGTCAAGACCGGTTTGACCTGACGGGATGGGGCTACGACTTTTCGGAGCGTAGTTGTCGGTAGCGTGTGACAATCTAAGCGGCAAGACGGCCATATATGCGGCATAGGTGCCCCGTAAGGGGAGACCGCAGCGAGTGACGGGGACTTTCCACGAAGCGCTAAAGCAGGACAGGACTGCAATGCCGCGTCAGATAGCGGCTCGTGTCTTTGGGCACGGAGGTTATGCAAACCAATCTTGACGGCTGGAAGAGACAGCGTGTATGCCCCTCAAAATCGAAGGCTTGCGCTTATGCGTGGGGTAATGGTAGAGACTGCGGGGCGGGTAAAGTCTGCTATGTAAGGCCAAGGGGTGGGGGCTGGTAGCAAAACAGGAGGATGGCATGGAAATCACAAAACGGCGGCTTGCGGATATTGTGCCGTATGCCGCAAACGCAAAAAAGCATGATAAGCGGCAAATCAACAACGTTGCGGAGAGCATCAAGCAGTACGGATTTGTACAGCCGATTGTGATTGACCGTGACGGCGTGATCGTAATCGGGCATTGCCGCGCTCTGGCGGCGAAGAAGCTGGGTATGGAAGAAGTACCGTGCGTCTGCGTGGACGATCTGACACCGGAGCAGGTGAACGCCCTGCGGCTGGTGGATAACAAGAGCAACGAGAGCGATTGGGACTTTGACCTGTTGGCTGATGAACTGCCCGGTCTTGACCTGTCGGCGTTTAACTTTGAATGGGGTCTGCGTGATGAACTGAACGATTCCGTTGTCGAGGATGATTATGAACCTGTCATTCCGGCGGAGCCGAAGAGCAAGCTGGGCGATGTGTACCAGCTTGGAGACCATCGCCTTATGTGCGGAGACAGCACGTCTTTGACAGACGTACAGAAGCTTGTGGGGGGGGCACAAATCGATCTTCTTCTCACCGATCCTCCGTACAATGTGGACTATCAGGGCACCGCCGGTAAAATCAAGAACGATAACATGGAAGATGCAGCCTTTAGGCAGTTCCTGACGGATGCTTTTTCCAATGCGGCGATGGTCATGAAACCAGGCGCTCCGTTCTACATCTGGCATGCCGACAGTGAAGGGTATAACTTCCGTGGTGCGTGTAAAGATTCGATGCTGCGTGTCCGGCAGTGCCTGATTTGGGTGAAGAATTCCCTCGTAATGGGGAGACAGGATTTCCAGTGGAAACATGAGCCTTGCCTGTACGGTGAAAGCGAAATTGAAGAGGACGCGCATGAGCCTTGCCTTTACGGATGGACGGAAGGCAAGAAGCACTACTTCTTCAAGAACCGCAGGCAGACAACTGTATTGAATTTCGATAAGCCTGTCAAGTCTGCGGAGCATCCGACCATGAAGCCGATTAAGCTGTTTGATTACCAGATGCAGTGTTCCAGTAAGCCGGGTGAGAATGTACTTGACCTGTTCGCTGGCTCCGGCACAACGATCATGGCAGCGGAGCAGAATGGCAGACACGCTTTCTGCATGGAGTATGATCCGAAGTATGCCGACGTCATTGTTGACCGGTGGGAGAAGTTCACCGGGAAGAAGGCGGTGCTTCTGAATGACTGATGCTCAGGCGACTGCGCGGAGGATGTTGAAGAAAAACCAGCAGTATTTATCCACACAGCAAATGAAAACACTGAACGGGCTGATTAAGTCCGGCGATATTACAGGGGCCATGAATGGCCTGCATACATTGGTGGCGAGAAAGCTGACTGTGAGAAAGGAGGGCGCGTATGGCAAGGCCAAGAAAGGAAATAGACCAGAAGCAGTTCGAAAACCTCTGCGGCCTGCAATGCACGCTTGAGGAAATCTGCGGTTGGTTTGATGTGACCGATAAAACACTGGATGGTTGGTGTAAACGCACCTATCATGCCAGTTTCTCCGAGGTATTTAAGCAAAAGCGCGGCGCGGGGAAAATTTCACTGCGTCGGAGCCAATGGCGATTGGCTGAAAAGAACGCTACAATGGCGATCTTCCTCGGTAAACAATTTTTGGGGCAGCGTGACAGCGTGGACGTGGCGGTGACGGACGCGAAGGGCATTGCATTGGACGAGTTGGAGAAGATGGTGATGCAGAATGACGCGGATACAAGCGGCGGAACTGCTGATACATAATCCCATAGCGTTCGGTCATGCCGTTGGGTTTGATAAGCTGGGCGCGCTGCACAACGCATGGATACAGGATATGGTGCGCGGGCGTGAGGACAAAACCTTGCAGGCGCACCGCGGCAGCTATAAAACAACGTGCGTTTCGATTGCGCTGGCGGAGACCATTGTCCTTCTTCCAAATCTCAAAACGCTGTTTATGCGAAAAACGGATGCGGACGTGAAAGAGGTTGTGCGGCAGGTGCGGAATCTGCTGCTATCGCCATACATGGAGGCGCTGTGCGAGAAGATCCACGGGAAACCGCTGATCCTGACAACGGTATCCGCGACGGAGATTTCCACGAATCTGGCAGCGGACAACAAGGGCACGAGCCAGCTTGTGGCGTGCGGCGTGAACGGGTCCTTGACCGGCAAGCATTTCGACCGCATATTCACGGACGATATTGTAAACGTGCAGGACCGCATTTCCCGCGCAGAGCGAGACCATACAAAAACGATCTATCAGGAGTTACAGAATATCCGCAATCGGGGCGGGCGAATTTTTAACACCGGGACACCCTGGCACAAGGAAGACGCGTTTTCCATGATGCCGAATATCGAAAAGTACGATTGCTATTCAACTGGATTGATTTCCGGGGATGAGTTGCAAACCATTAAATCGTCTATGACGTCATCCCTGTTTGCAGCAAACTACGAGCTGCGACACATTGCCAGTGATGATGTGATCTTTGACACGCCGCAAATGGGCGGTGAGCCTTGCCTTGCAGAGCAGGGCATTTGCCATATCGACGCGGCATACGGCGGCGATGACTACACGGCGTTCACGATTGCCCGAAAGAAGGGAACAACATATTACCTCTATGGGCGGCTTTGGCACAAGCATGTGGACGATTGCATGGATGAGATTATCCGGCTTCGGAAGTCCTTCAATGCTGGGGAGATTTACTGCGAGACCAACGCGGACAAGGGCTATCTGGCAAAGGCGTTGCGCGCGAAGGGAGAACGGGCCGTTACCTATCACGAAAGCATGAACAAATTCCTTAAAATCACAAGCTATCTCAAGGCGGAATGGCGCAATGTGGTTTTTGTGGCCGGTACGGATGATGCATATATCGACCAGATTTGCGATTATAACGGGAACGTGGAGCATGATGACGCACCGGACAGCGCGGCCAGCATCGTAAAGCGGTTGTGGAACAAACGCGACAGCTCTGATTATGTTTCCATTCTGAGATAAGGGGTGAGCGGAGATTAAGACATATAATGACCTTGTGGCGGTGGGCGAGGATGAAAAGGCGCGGATGGAGTTTGTCCGAAGCGCGATCAACGAGCACCGCGAATCCCACGCATATAAGACGGCGGCGGATGCTGAGGAATATTACAACGGCCTGAATCCGACCATTAACCGCTATGAAAAGATCATCTACGATATGCAGGGCCGCGCCCACGCGGATATGTGGACGGCAAACCATAAGCTGGCCAGCCGGTTCTTCGGTCTGGCGGTGGATCAGGAGGTCTCGTATCTGCTGGGCAACGGCGTGACCTTCGCGGAGAAGGGAACACCAAACAAGCTATGCCCGGACTTTGACCAGGAAGTCATGGATGCGGCGCGTGAGGCGAAAATCGCAGGCGTGTCTTTCGGCTTCTGGGATCTGACGCATTTGCGGGTGTTTTCCCTGCTTGAGTTCGTCCCCCTCTATGATGAAGAGGACGGTGCAATGAAAGCCGGTATCCGGTTCTGGCAGGTGGCACAGGATAAGCCGTTGAGAGCGACGCTGTATGAGATTGACGGCTTTACCGAGTATTTCCAGCCCAGCGGCGAGGATATGGACGTCATGCAGCCGAAGCGCAGTTATAAGCTGATCGAGCGCAAGGCGGAGGTCGGCGAAACCGAAATCTATGACGGCGGGAATTATCCGAGTTTCCCCATCGTGCCGCTGAAAAACAACAAGCGGTGTCTCTCCGAGATCGTCGGCAAGCGCAATACCATTGACGCGCTGGATTTGGCGTCCTCCAATATGGTAAACAACGTGGACGAGGGCAATCTGATCTATTGGGTGATTTCCAATTGCGAGGGCATGACGGATCTGGACGATGCAAAGTTTATTGAACGGCTGAAAACCACCCATGTCGCCCACGCGAATGGCGATGATGGTGCAAAGGTGGAAAGCAAGACCATCGAGGCTCCCTATGAGGGAACCAGCAGCACCATTGATATGCTCAAGAAAAAGCTGTACGAAGATTTCCAGTGCTTTGACGCTGCGGCGGTATCCGCTGGGAATCAAACGGCGACCGCAATCAAGGCCAGCTATGTGCCGTTGGATTTGAAGACGGATAAGTTTGAATCTGAGGTAACGCGGTTTATTGTGGAAATCCTGCGTCTGGCAGGTATTGAAGATCAGCCAAGCTACACGCGCAATCAGATTATCAACAAGAGCGAGGAAACACAGAACATCCTTCTGGGCGCAGCGTATTACGATGACGAATACATCACAAAAAAGCTGCTGACCATCAACGGCGACATTGACCAGTACGAGGACATGGCAAAGCGGAAGGCGGCAGAAGAGATTGACCGGAGCTTTGAAGATCCGGACGCGCCGGGGGTGAGCGGCGATGGCGACCAGTGATCTTGGCCATAAGCAGACCGACAAGGAACTTGCAAAGCTGGAACGGCGCATTGCAAAGTTATACCGCGAGGCGGAGAAAGAACTGCAAGAAACCATTGACGCTTACTTTGAGCAATTCAAAAAGCGCGACGAGGAAATGAAAGATCTGATCGGCACCGTGCAGAACGGTAAGGAATGGACGGAGGCCGATTATAAGCAATGGCGGCTCAATCAGATCGGGCGCGGGGAACGCTATCAAGCTATGCGCGACAAGGTGGCGCACCGCGTGACTGATGCAAACGCTGTGGCGGTGTCTTACACCAATGATGCAACGCCGGGTATCTACTCCCTCAACCGCAACTATGCGGCGTATACCATCGAGAGTGTGGCTGGGGACGTGGGCTTTGACCTGTGGGACGAGCAGACGGTGAAACGCCTAATCGTGGAGCAGCCGGGGTTGATGCCGTACTATCCAAAGGACAGAGCACTGAAACGCGGGATCGATCTCGCATACGGCAAGAAGCAAATTACGGCCAGTGTCACCAGCTCCATCTTGCAGGGGTTGAGTATCAAGCGCATGGCGGATGACCTGCAAAAGCGGATCACCACCATGAGCCGGGATTCCGCCATCCGCACCGCCAGAACCGCCGTGACCGGAGCGCAGAACGCCGGACGCATGGACAGCTACGCGGCGGCGGAGAAGATGGGCATTAATCTCAAGAAACAATGGCTTGCGACGCTGGACGGCAGAACGCGACACGCTCACGCCATGTTGGACGGTCAGACGGTGGATATTGACAAGCCGTTTAAAGTCGATGGCTATGACATCATGTTCCCCGGTGATACTTCCGCACCCGGCTACCTCGTGTATAACTGCCGCTGTACAATGGTTGCGGATGTGGATGGAGTGAATTCCCCGGGCCAAAGACGCGCCAGAAACCCGGTTACAGGCGAAAACGAAATCATTTCAGATATGACCTATTCAGAGTGGGCGGCACAGAAAGAAGCGGAAAATGCTACAGCGTGGGGCATCTTTATCAAAAAAGGCCGGAATCTATCGGCAGACACGAAGCAATGGAAAGAATACAAGGCGGTTCTGAACAAAAAAGTTCCGAATACCGTTGAAGATTTCCAAAATTTGAAGTATAATGAACCTGAAAAGTGGACGCAATTAAAAACCACAAAGCGGCAGACTGTTGTTGTTAAAAATGCGGAGTGCATAACAACACCCAAAAAATACACAGGCTATTTCCTGAAAAGTGGAGCTAAACACGCAGATCAATTCTTTGATGTTGGATATACGTCAGACAATCCGCTCCAATTGCGCTATGATATGGCAAGGCAGTTTAACATGGAAAAGGCTGTGGATTTTAAAGAATTAGGCGGCGGAGCCGTGCGTTTTAATATTTACATGGAACTTGGGGTGACAAAGCAACGAACGTTTTGCACTGGCTGGATAAAGGATGCGCCCGAAAGCAAACCGCGTATCATAACTGCCTTTAGGAAAAACAAGGAGGATGCGGGATGATCCGTGAATATGACCGTGTTAAGGTAAAAAGTACTGGAGATACCGGCATTGTTGTCGACATCAGAAATACCAACGGGACGTATTTTTTGGTGGAAAGAGATAGCGATAACGAGCTGATTGACTGCACTGCCAGCGAACTGGAAAAATTGGGCAGAGGACAACAATGAACATTGATATTCAGGATCACAGTGCGGAGGTTTCCGCTGAAATCAAGGCGGCGCTGCTGCGGGGCCTTGAAAAGATTGGGCTGGTGGCAGAGGGATACGCAAAAAAACTGTGCCCTGTTGATACTGGCAACCTGCGGAACAGCATTACCCATACGGTAGATGAAGGCGAGCCTGCGGCGTACATCGGCACGAACAATGAGTATGCCGCTTACGTCGAGCTTGGCACGGGCATTTACGCCGAAGGCGGAGGCGGACGGCCTACGCCGTGGGTGTACCAGGACGCGAAAGGCAACTGGCATTACACGCGCGGCAACAAAGCACAGCCGTTTCTGAAACCAGCTGCCGCCGACCATGTTGGACAGTATCGGGACATTCTGGAAAGCGAGCTGAAAAATGGATAACGAGACCATCAAGGCTATTGAAGCCATTATCAAGCGCGGCAACGATGCTGAAATACGCCGAAAAGGTGACGGGTACATTGTCTTAGAGGTCAAGAAAACAATCAAATATTCAACTCCCGCGTAATTGGGCACGGGAAAGGGCAATAAGAGCCAACTTGTAAGGATTTCTTACAGGTTGGCTCTTTTTCTTTCAGGAGGGAACGCATGGCTAACAGCAAAGTCAACATTTTAGGCACGGATTACGAAATTGTCGTTAAAAAGTACGGTGACGATGAGGCGTTTGAGCGCAGGAGCATTGACGGATATTGCGACCACCTTTTGAAGCAAATCGTAATTTGCGACATGACAACCTATAAGGGGTGGGAAAACGAGCCGGTAGAAACGGCAAAAGAAGCTCAAAAGCAAACGCTACGGCATGAAATTGTACACGCATTTTTCAGCGAAAGCGGTCTTTCGGATAGCGGGCTTTCTTTTGAAGGGGCATGGTGCAAAAACGAGGAGCTTGTCGACTGGATTGCGTGGCAAGGGACAAAAATCCACAAGGCGTGGGAAATGGCAAACGCAATTTAGAACAGGTAAAACCCGCGAGGTACAGCGGTTTTTATACAACGTTCGCCCCCGAAGAATTGGGGCCAAGGAAAAGGAGAACGAATAACATGGCAAAATTTACGAGAGCGGAAATCAGAAATATTCTCGGCGACGCTTGCACCGAAGAGATCGAAAATCGCTTGGTTGCGCTGCATCTGGGCGTGGTCGACCCCCTCAAGGACGATCTCACAAAGTACAAGGCGGACGCGGAGAAGCTGCCCGGCGTCCAGAAGGAATTGGACGACCTCAAGACAGCGGGTGACGGCGGCTATAAGGAGAAGTACGAGAAGGAACACTCGGCCTTTGAAACTTACAAATCCGACGTCACGGCAAAGGAAAGCAAGGCGGCAAAGGAAAAGGCCGTGCGCGCTTACTTTGAGAGCAAAAACATCACCGGCGCGAATCTCGATCTTGCTATGCGCGGCTGCGGCGAAGAAATGGCCGCATTGGAACTGGACGGCGATAAGATCAAGGACACCAAAGCCCTTGATGCGCTCGTAGACGGCACCTACAAGGGGCTGGTCTCCACCACGCAGACAAAGGGCGCGAATCCCGCCAATCCCCCGGCGAACACCGGCGGCGCGAAGACCCGCGAGGACATCTATAAGAAGGACGATAAGGGCCGCTATGTGATGTCTACGGCGGAGCGCCAGAAAGCACTTGCCGATCTGATGGCAAGCGAAAACAACTGATTTTTTGAAAGGATCTATTTATGGCTGCGAAAACTAACGTAACAACTTCCGCGCAGTTTACCACTTCCGCCCGTGAGGTGGATTTCGTGTCCCGCTTCGCTGATAACTGGGACGCACTGCGGAACATCCTGGGCATCATGCGGCCCATCCGCAAGGCCCCCGGCACGAAGCTGGTTTCCTACAAGGCCAGCGTGGACGGCGGTCTCAAGGGCGGCACTGTGGCTGAGGGTGACGAGATCCCCTTCACCAAGATGAAGGTGGAGCCTGTTGCCTATGGCGATATCGACATTGACAAGTATGCCAAGAGCGTGACCATCGAGAGCGTGGCAAAGTACGGCGCTGATGTTGCCGTGGAGAAGACTGACGAGGCTTTCCTCGTGGCCCTGCAGAACAAGGTCCTGACCGACTTCTACACCTTCCTCGGTACCGGCACTTTGAAGGTGACCGAGAAGACGTGGCAGCGTGCTCTGGCTATGGCTAAGGGCAAGGTGCTGGACAAGTTTGCCGGTCTGGATAAGGACGTGACCGAGGTGGTGGGCTTTGCCAACATCATCGACGCTTACGATTACCTGGGCGACAAGGAGATCACCGTGCAGACGATGTTCGGCATCAACTACGTGGAGAACTTCATGGGCTACCGCACCCTGTTCCTGCTGCCTGAGAAGTACATTGCCTCCAAGAAGGTGATTGCTCTGCCCGTGGAGAACATCGACCTGTACTATGTGGACCCCAGCGACAGCGACTTTGCCAAGCTGGGCCTGAACTACACCGTGAAGGGCGAGACCAACCTGATCGGAGTTCACGTCGACGGCGATTACAGCCGCGCCACCGGCGATATGTACGCCATCATGGGCATGAAGCTGTGGGCTGAGTATCTGGACGGCATTGCCGTGGCTACCGTTGCTGCGGCTGCTGCGGGCTAAATAAGGGGGCGGCGCAATGCTCGAACAGGTCTTACGGCATTTGAACAACTGGTTCCTTGTGGAGATCCACGAGGGCACGTTCACCGTGGAGAACGGCAGCATTGCGCTGCCCTTTCTCCTGACTAATCAATATTTCCGTATCTGCGGATCCGTATTTAACGATGGCCTGCACCAGTACCCGGCGACCGACCTCACGGATGAAACCTTTACCGGGACGGTGTGGGTGTTGGCTGTGCCAAAGGCTGTGGTTGCGCTTGCCGAAGATATCGCCGCGTGGGAAGAAAAGAACGGCGAAGCCGCTGCAAACCCGTATCAAAGCGAGAGCTTCGGGGGCTATTCTTACACCAAACGCAGCGCGGGAAGCGACGGCAGCGCGTTAAACGGCTGGCAGGGTGCTTTTAAAGGCCAATTGAATGATTGGCGGAAACTCAAGGGGGTGGAGCCGTGAGTTTACTGGACGATTTTGCCCAAAAGTGCGTTCTGATGGAGAAAAAGCGCACCCCGGACGGCGCGGGCGGCTACATCACCGCATGGGCCGAGGGCGCGGAATTTCTCAACTATCAGGCGCTCGACACCTCAATGGAGGCGCGCAGGGCGGAAAAGGAGGGTGTGACCTCGGTATATTCTGCGCTGGTTAATCAGAGCGTTCCCATTGAGTACAACGATTATTTCCGAGACACGGGAACAGGGCTTACCTATCGCGTGACCTCGAACCCAGAGGAAAAGGCCGCGCCGAGGTCCGCGGGGGCGACCGTCCGGGCGCTGAAATTCTTCACCGCCGAACGGAAGGAGCTGCCGAAATGACGAAGGATAAGGCGCTCCATGCGTGGTTTTCTCAATTCCTTCCGGCATACCCAACATCCAATGTGCCGAAGGACGCGACCTTCCCGTGGCTGACCTATGAGCTTATCACCGGGTCATGGGAGAGCGGCGAAATCGCGCTGACGGTTAACCTCTGGTATTACACGGAAAGCGAGGCAATCCCCAACGCCAAGGCACAGGAAATCTCTGACGCCATCGGCATGGGCGGCGCGTTCGTGCCCTATGACGGAGGGGCGATGTGGATCAAGCGCGGATCCCCGTGGTGTCAGAATATCACGGACGAGAGTGATAAGAACATCAAGCGGCGGTATCTCAACATCACGGTGGAATATCTGTCGCAAAACTGATGAAAGGACGAAACTATGAAATTCACAAAAATTCCTTCCGACGCATTTCAGAAATTACAGATCAACGCCGGTATTTTGACCACCGATTTTACCCCGGCCACCGGAACCATCGGAGAGGCGGGACAGATCGGCGCGACTACCGGCGGCGTGAATTTTACCGCAACGCCGACCTATTCGGACTTTGGCGATGACATTGACAACTGTCCGAAGAACATGAAGGAGCTGAAACGGCTGGATTCTTGGGAGGCGAAGATGACGGGCACGTTCATCAACGCAGACACCAAGATTGCAAAGAGCCTTTGCGGTGCTGCCGATGTGGGTACCAGCGATGGGAAGGTCACGCCTCGGAACGATCTGTCGGACGCCGACTTTGCCGACATCTGGCTGGTGGGCGACTACTCCGACAAGAACGGCGAGAAAAACGGCGGCTTCATCGCCATCCACCTGATGAATGCACTGTCCACCGGCGGCTTCCGGCTGCAGACCAGCGACAAGGCAAAGGGCCAGTTTGCATTTGAGTATACCGCCCACTACTCCATGACGGCACAGGACACGGTCCCCTTTGAGATCTACATTAAGGCCGGTACGGCGGAGGGCTGATATGAAACTTTCCGACATTCAGGGCGAGCGCGTCTTTGACGTCATCGCGGATATCATCGACCCGATTGCCAACATTGCAGAGGACGATGCGGCATCCGCGCTGTTCAAGCGCGAGAAGCTGCCCGAGGGCATGACAGCCAAAGAGTTTGCGACGCAGAGGGCGCGAAAAGCGCTCCCTGCGCTGCTCAAGGGCCACAAAGGCGACATCATCGCAATTCTTGCCTCTATTGAGGGCGTGAGCGCGGAGAGCTACAAGGACGCGCTGAACCTCGTCAAGCTGATGCGAGACGCAACGGAACTTTTGTCCGATGATGCGTTTACCGCACTTTTTATCTCGGCGCAGAGCGAGACCTCCTCTGGCTCTGCGCGGGAGAATACCGAGGGGCAAAAAGTGTAAAGGCGTTTGCGGGGTACTGCGCGGCGCGTTTTGTTGAACGGGCAAGGGCAGAGGCGTATCGCATTTATGTGACGGACGCGCTGCGGTTCGTTGCGGAAAACACGGCGCGATACGCAGGCGGGAGCTACATCAAGGCGAGGTACTCCGACATGATTGAGCCGAAGAAGCAGGACAACAGGACATGTGAAGAGATCACCGCCGATGTGG